CAAGGCTTCCTAGAAATACTGGACGTATACAGGCACTTCTACAACCAAGGGCTAAGACCCAACATGAACCTAGAACAGATAACCATAAACATCCCAGATGAGAACGCTTCTTAATAAACTCAAAGCATATAACGCCATAGAGAAAACACACAAAAAAAGCATAAGGGATTAAAGAGCCAAGGAAGGCATCAAAGTCAGGTCAAAGGGTAAGGGAAGACAAGAAGACTCAGAGGCCAGCACAAGAGGCGACAGAGGCTTGGATGAGGCAAGACTCAATGAGAAAGGTAAGCCACCCAAGCAGGGAAGGCAGAACACCACAAAGCCAACCCAACGGGAAAGACAAGTACCCCCCAGAGGCTGGAAGGTTTTGCAGAGTACCCCGAAGAGGCAAACCCAAGTCCCCCAAAGAAGCACCATCTGGCATATTCATTCTTTTTTTCTCCCCAGAATCCAAAATCCCCCAATCGAATCCCAGTTATCCACAGGGCAAACGTCAAGTTGTTCACAATCCCACGAGATTCAGACCCATCTGCCAGCTATCCAGTGGACAGCCTGTTGATAACCAAGGGTTTAGTTAACATAATGAACACTGTGGAATATGGAACTGCAAAAACGTAAGGGAAAACCCTAGTTATGCGTTTCTTGCATAGGGGGGGGTGGTCGGTCGGGTCGGTGTGATTGTTGTAGTAGCCTCCCCCCCTCTGAAAAGGTAAAATTGAGAAAACTCCGAAAGGGTAAAGTGCCGTGAAAAAAATGAGTATTCAGCGATATGCGAAGAACCCGCCTATTGAGTTGCCTAAGACTGATCACACTCGGATGAAGGAACTGAGGGAGATGATGATTCGGTCTGGGGGAAAGGACGTGGTGGAGAAGGTAGTGGAGATTGCGCTCAATGATGATCACCCTGGTCAGATGGCTGCGCTGAAGATGTGTATAGACCGGACGTTGCCTGTGTCTATGTTTGAGAAAGACAAGAGTCAGAGGAATGCGGTGACGATCAACATCACGGGGTTGGGTGTTGAGCCTACTGTTATTGATCAAGAGGATATAACTGATGTCTGAGCAAAACTGGATCATCACGTTTGTGAAGCAAGACCATCTAGATGAGATTCGGGTACTGACTACACAAGCTGCACTTGCCAGTGTGTTGAGTCAGTTGCTTGAGAAGTATCCCAAATACGCTGTGCGTGACATCATCACTATTCAGCCAACGGATATGACCTACTATGAGTGACCTTAATTTCGCCCTCTTGCCTTGGCAACAGACTGTCTACACGGACAAGACTCGTTTTAAGGTGATTGCTGCTGGTCGGCGGTGTGGGAAGTCTCGTCTGGCGGCTACTACCCTGATCATTGAGGCACTGAGGTGTCCAGCAGGGTCTGCGGTGTTGTATGTCTCGCCTACGATGGGGCAGTCTCGGCAGATCATTTGGGACTTACTGTTAGACCTTGGCAGAGAGGTCATCCAGTCTAGCCACGTTAACAACCTAGACATCACCATGATCAATGGGGCGCGGATTTACGTCCGTGGGGCTGATAGGCCAGATACCCTGCGTGGAGTTTCATTGACGTTTGCGGTGCTGGACGAGGTGGCTGACATCAAGCCCGAGGCGTGGGAGCAGGTTATTCGGGCCTCTCTGTCAGACAAGAAGGGTCGGGCCATGTTCATCGGGACTCCCAAGGGCCGTAACTGGTTCTTTGACCTGTGGAACCTTGGTCAAGAGGAGAAGGACTCGGATTGGAAGAGTTGGCACTTCACCACTGCGGACAATCCCTTGATCGACCCGTCTGAGATTGAGTCGGCTAAGAAGACTCTATCCAGCTTTTCCTTTAAGCAGGAATACATGGCCTCGTTTTCCAATGCGGGGTCTGACATCTTCAAAGAAGAGTGGATCAAGTACGGGAAGGAGCCTGAGTATGGTTCTTACTACATAGCTGTGGACTTAGCAGGCTTTGAGGAGGTGGCTAAACAAGCAGCCAATTCCAAGAAGCGTCTGGACGAGTCGGCTATTGCTGTGGTCAAGGTGACGGAGGACGGGAAGTGGTTTGTCAAAGAGATTGAACATGGGCGGTGGGATATTAGGGAGTGTTCTGCCAAGATTCTGATGAAGATGCGGGATTACAGACCTCTGTCGGTGGGGATTGAGAGGGGGGCGTTGAAGAACGCTGTTTTGCCGTACTTGTCGGACTTGATGCGAAAGAACAATGTCTACTCGCACATCGTTGATTTAACCCACGGGAACCGAAAGAAGGCTGATAGAATCATTTGGTCGTTGCAGGGCCGTTTCGAACATGGCAGAATCATCCTCAACAGAGAAGAGGATTGGACTGCGTTCGTAGACCAATTGATAATGTTCCCCGCACAAGGGGTACACGATGACCTCCCTGACGCACTTTCCTATATTGACCAGCTTGCTGTAACCTCATATTTTGAGGAAGATGATTCAGAAGACTGGGAACCGATAGATATCATTTCAGGAGTCTAACCATGAGCCTTGCATCTGAACTTGCCGCATTAAGATCACAACAGACTGCCTCAGCAAGAGCCGCTGGAGTGGGACGTTTGAACCGGGCAAACACCCTCTTGCCTGCCCAGCTTGATCCACGAGTCCGACCTTCTTCAGGCCAAACTCGTAGTCGCTTTGATCAAGCTCGAAATACCACCCGAACGGCTGGCGCTACTCTTTCTGATGTAATCAACGCTCAACGGGCTTTGCAAGCCGCACAGGAACGTGCCCAACGTGCCGCAGGGATGACTGGCGGAAGCTCATCTATCCCGCGTAACATAGGTCTGCCGCAAACGATTGAAGGACTAGGTTCCTTCTCTGGGATCCCCAGAGACCCGACAGTGCTGCCCGCCGTTTTCCAGCAACCGGGAGCGTTGCAAGCCGCACAGGAACGCGCTCAAATGGCTGCACAGATGTATGCCGCCCAGCAGCAAGCACAAATGCAGCAGGCAGCGCCAGTTGGAAACCCTTTTCTCCCACGTGACATAGGTTTGGGCAACGCTCCTCCCGGCTTCACTGGCCCAAGAGGTGAATTGACGCAACCGTTTAGCGGAGTGAATTTGTCTCCGATGCCAGTTGGAAACCTCCCCCAACGTGACATAGGTTTGGGCAACCGTCCTCCTCAGTTTGGTGTCGGGTTTGGTGGTACACCTGAGACAGGCTATACAACGCCGTTCACTCCACGTGACATAGGCTTTGGCAACCGTCCTCCTCAGTTTGGCAACCCAAATTTCGGTTTGTTTGGTCAGCCACCATTGTCAAACGCAATGACGCAGTTTAGAGGAAATATGGGTTTTCCAGCGTCCAACCCTTATGCTCAAGGGCTTGGTCAATTTGCCGGGGGGCAGCTTGGGCAGCAGCCAAACATGGGACAGTTCAACAACATGAACGCAAATCAAGGCATGGGCCAAAGCCTTGGCAGCATGGGTTCTCAAGCGTTTGGCGGTCAGTTCAACAATATGCAGCCCCAAATGGGTATGCAACAACAGCAATTTGCTCAACAAGGGCCGCCACCGGGATTTTCAAACAGTTTTTCTTATGCCCCCTTGTAAGCGGAAAATTAAAATCTTTCTGCGAAGGGAATCGGCGGCTTAACAAGGTAAAAAAATGGAAAAAAACGAGTACGAAGAGCCAACGCAGTTAGAAAAAGACTTGACTGATTTTGTGGTTAGTCACTGTGACCGCTGGCGCGACTACCGCAACACCAACTTCATGACCAAGTACCTAGAGTACGAGCGTATTTTCCGTGGTGAGTGGTCAGCCGAAGACAAAACCCGTGAATCTGAGCGTTCACGCATTGTGACTCCGGCCACCCAACAGGCTGTTGAGACGCGACACGCTGAAATCATGGAGGCAATCTTTGGTCAAGGCGAGTTCTTTGACATCAAAGACGACCTACAAGACGTAAACGGCAATCCGTTGGACGTTGAAGCCCTCAAAGCGCAGATGATGGAGGACTTCAAGGTTGACAAAATCAGGAAATCTATCGATCAGGTCGAATTGATGGCTGAAATCTATGGAACTGGCATTGGCGAGATCATTGTCAAGACAGAAAAGATTTTTGAGCCAGCTACACAGGCTATTCCTGGTCAACAAGGCCAAGCTGCCATCGGTGTGGTCGAGAAAAACCGCATCGCGGTGAAGATTGTCCCTGTCAACCCCAAGAATTTCTTGTTTGACCCCAACGGAACGTCTATTGACGACTGTATGGGCGTGGCAATTGAGAAGTATGTGGGCATCCAAAAGGTCGTTCAGGGCATGGAGAGTGGTATCTACCGCAAGGTGGACATTGGCACATCCTCAACAGACTCCGATTTGGAGCCAACCCAAGAGGTAACGCAGTACCAAGACGAAAAAGTCTTGTTGTTGACCTACTACGGGTTAGTACCTAGAGCCTTACTGGAGGGGGAAGACGCTGATGTTGTTGACCTGTTCCCAGAAGACTCTTTGGCTGATGACTATTCCAACATGGTTGAGGCCATTGTGGTGATTGCCAACGATGGGGTTCTTCTGAAGGCAGAGGCCAACCCTTACATGATGAAAGACCGCCCGATCATCTCTTACCAAGATGACACTGTGCCCAACCGTTTGTTGGGTCGTGGGACGGTGGAGAAGTCCTACAACATGCAAAAGGCCATTGATGCTCAGGTGCGTAGCCACTTGGACTCTCTGGCACTGACCACCTCGCCCATGATGGGTCTGGATGCGACCCGTCTGCCTCGGGGTGCTAAGTTTGAGGTCAAGCCTGGCAAGGCGTTCTTGGTCAACGGCAACCCTGCTGAGATTCTGTACCCCTTCAAGTTTGGTGAGACGAGTCTGAACAACCTATCCACTGCAAAAGAGTTCGAACGGATGCTGCTTCAGGCAACGGGCACGATGGACTCGCAGGGCATGGTCAGCCAAGGCAACCGAGACGGTGCTGGCATGAGCATGGCGGTGGCGACCATCATCAAGAAATACAAGCGCACACTGGTGAACTTCCAAGAGGACTTCTTGATTCCGTTCATCCAAAAGGCGGCGTTCCGGTTCATGCAGTTTGACCCAGAGCGTTACCCTTCCGTGGATATGCGATTCATTCCCACGGCTACTTTGGGCATCATTGCTCGGGAGTATGAGCAGCAGCAGTTCATTGGTCTGTTGCAGACCTTGGGGCCAAACACCCCAGTGCTGCCGTTGATCTTGAAAGGCATCTTGAACAACTCCAGCCTGACCAACCGCTTTGAGTTGATTGCAGCTTTGGATCAGATGAGCGCACCCAACCCTGAAGCACAGCAAATGCAACAAGTGCAACAGCAGTTGGCCTTGCAAGCGGCACAGGCTCAGATTGCGGTGCAGACGACTCAGGCAGAGCAGAACCGTGCAGAGGCACAGAAGCTCTCGGTTGAGACACAGTTGATGCCTCAAGAGGTGCAAGCCAAGGTCTTGGCCTCGGCGAGCAAGAACCTGCCATCTGGCGGTGAGTCGGATGAGTTTGACAAGCGGGTCAGAATTGCTGAATTGATGCTCAAAGAGGCTGACATCAAGAACAAGTCCAAGATTGTGGAGTTGCAGATGTCGGACAAGCAAAACAGGGTTTCCGGCATGGAAGATGACTTCTTGGATCAGCTAACCAAGGAGTTGAGCAATGGACGTTGAAAGCCTAGCCAAGCAGCTAATCCTCAAGGGGATGACCGAAGAGCAGCAAATGGCTGTTCTTGAGTCCATCAAAAGCACGATGCTGCAAGCACGGACTGTGCAGAAACAGCGTGTTGGCGAGAACGTCCAAGTCGTTGTCCAAGCTCTAAAGAAGCTGGAATCTGACATCAAGGCCCGATACGATGAAACGGGCAGGGCCATTGAGAAGCGAGTTGCCTCCATCAAGGATGGCAAAGACGGGCAGAACGGCGTTAATGGCAAAGATGGCAGGGATGGTCGCCCCGGGCGTGATGGTGCGACAGGCCCAAAGGGTAACGATGGGCTGCCTGGTCGCAATGGCATTGACGGGGTGGATGGTGTATCCGTCACCAATGCCTTCATTGATTTTGATGGCAGTCTGATCATCAACCTGTCCAACGGGCAGGATTTGAACGTGGGTGAGGTGGTTGCCCCTGACTTGGCTGAGAAGATCAAGGTCATCACAAACGGTGGTGGCACTAGCCAACAGGTCTTGGACACTCTGGCAAGCCTTCAGACCCAGATCAACAACCTGATTCCGAGTCAAACTGGTAATGCGGGTAAGTTCCTAACAACCAACGGCTCTGTGTTGTCATGGGGTAGCGCCGTTGGTGGCTTGAGCTACGAAGGAACTTGGAACGCCTCAACCAACACCCCCACACTGGCCTCTGGTACGGGAACCAACGGCTACTACTATGTGGTGGCAACGGCTGGCTCGACCAATCTGGATGGCATTACTGATTGGCAGATTGGGGATTGGCTGATTTTTAACGGCACTGTTTGGCAGAAGATTGATCAATCCAACCTAGTGACCTCGGTCAACGGTCAAACAGGCGCTGTGAGTCTGACAACGACCAACATCAACGAAGGCACGAACCTTTACTATACAGACGCGCGGGCACGGAGCGCCATTAGTGCAGGTACGGGCATCAGCTACGACTCGGCCACAGGTGTGGTGACCAACGCATCCCCTGACCAGACGGTGAGCCTTACTGCCAGCACAGGGATTTCTACCAGCGGCACTTACCCGAATTTCACAATCACAAACACTGCGCCCGACCAGACGGTGAGTCTGACGGGTGCGGGTACGACCTCAATCTCTGGCACTTACCCCAACTTCACGATCACCTCGGCTGACTCGACTGTTGGCACGGTAACCAGCGTCAGCGGTACGGGCACAGTCTCTGGTATCTCCCTGTCGGGCACAGTCACATCCTCGGGCAACCTGACCTTGGGCGGCACGTTGGATTTGTCCAGCCCCCCGACCATTGGCAACACCACCCCCAACACGGGCAGGTTCACCACCCTGACGGTGGACGACAACACCACACTGGGCAGCAGCAACAGCGACACGGTGACGTTTACCGCCCGTATCAATTCAGACTTTGATCCCGCCACTGATAACGCTTTTGACTTGGGTCGAGTGGGGCATGAGTGGCGCGATCTTTATATTGATGGCACAGCCAACATTGACAGCCTGATTGCTGACACAGCGGACATCAATGCGGGAACGATTGACAACACCTCCATCGGAGCCTCCACAGCCTCCACAGGCGCGTTTACAACGCTTTCGACTACTGGCGCACTAACCTATGGTGGCGTTACTCTGAGCAACTCGGTCACTGGCACGGGCAGCATGGTCTTATCCAATAGCCCAACACTGGTCACCCCTGCATTGGGAACCCCTGCAAGCGGTGTTGTCACCAACCTAACTGGAACAGCCTCAATCAACATCAACGGTACTGTCGGCGCTACCACAGCCTCCACAGGCGCGTTTACTACGCTGAGTGCTACGGGTGTGACCACGGTTCAGGCTGGCACAGTTTCTGACCCTGCAATCACCACCACAGGCGACACCAACACAGGCATTTTCTTCCCTGCCGCTGACACGATTGCCTTTGCAGAGGGCGGTGTGGAGGCTATGAGAATTGATAGCTCAGGCCGCCTTAACATAGGAACATCAGTCGGCGACGCTTTTAGTTCTAACGCGCTGCTAAGAATTCAAGGCGCTGATGTAGGCGGTCAGGACGCTTGGGTTCAAATTAAGACAAACGTGACCGGCGCGGGTGGTGTGTTAGTCGGAGATACGGATGACGACTTTACGGGTGGTTTCGTATACGACAACGCAACTGACGCTCTTGAGTTTCATGCAAACAACGACGAACGCGCCCGTATCGACTCCGACGGTAACTTTATGGTGGGGACTACAGAAGATGCTCCTGGCGTTAGTAACAACACGG